CTGTATACTATGGGTAATGTTGGGCCCTACTGCGGAGAGAATATTAGGGCCTAAAGGAACTTTTGTGCAGCGTAAAACACAAGAGCTGCAATAAGAGCCGTGAGAAGCATGGCTGTCATGGACTCTGGTTCAATATTTGGGAAAAAAGAACCAATGCGCTCCTGGACAGGCTTTGACCCGGCGACTACTGCAGCAAGACCAGCGAGACACGCCATGTACTGCTCAGCCGTCATGTTAAACGGAATCTTGGATGAACGAGCCTGGGATACCTGTTGAGGCATCTGAGGGCTCATGGGTATCGCCGATCCCATCGCCATATTCTGCATCTGCATATTGGGTCCAGGCGGAACAACCTCGTCGAGAGAAGTAGAAAACTCAGCCATTTGAGATTCTCCAACGTTTTTTTCATGAAGATCTGGCGGAGTTTCTATAAGACCCTGAGGAATCACAGAAGATATATCAGTTGATCCATTGGCATCATATGGCTCCATTATTTTTATATTTTAATTTTTTGAATTTAAAGTGGCGCAGGCTCTTAAATCTTCTTTACAACAACTGTACCACACCCGGGCTTTCTGGTGAGCCCTCCTGGTTTTGATCCGGCAAGTCCATGCTTAGGATTATAGTGCCTCCTGTGATACTCCCAAAGGGCAGCTGACCCGCAACGAAAGTTTTTCCTGAGAGTTGCTTTATAATAAAATACACAATTTGTAACATCATTGCTTTTCGAGGTGTTGTCAAGCACAAGGCACTCGTAGTTTTCTGTACACGCATCCATAACCTGACAAAACTGATCAAAGGTGGGAAAAACTCCAAAAAAAGCTTTGTATAAATTTTCACGATTCTGACGAACGTTGTCCCTGAGGACAAATACATAGTCGACATTAGTCCGAATCATAGGAGTCATATCCATGCAGTACTGTGTCGTCATCATAAAGAAAATCTTCCAGTGACGACCATTCATAAAAAGCTGACGAATACACGGGTCTCTCATAAATGCCCTATCATACATACAGTCGTCCATAAGAATGAAGACTGGAGAAACTTTTCCGGCCGCTATATTTCTCTTCTGGCGTTCAATAATCTTTTCAACGGCTCCCTTGTTATAATCTCCATATACAAAGAGGTCCGGGATAAACTGCCTATAGTGACCATTACCCTCCTCTGTGCCAGACATGGCTATTCCAGCCGGAAGATGCCTTTTCTGCCAAAGAATATCTGTGACGAGACTGGTCTTTCCAGTTCCTCGCTTTCCGATGAATACACAAACCTTGTCATCTCCCATGCTCCTTGGATCAAATTTCCGCAATTGAATATTCATCCTGAAAGGTCTGTATATATTTTTAAACACGGTGATGCGCGAATGTTCTTTATTTTTTCCAAGCAACTTAGTAGAATGAGTGCAGGAGAAATCCAACTCGCTGCTCTCGGAATGCAAGATGTCCATCTCACCGGATCCCCGAAAATTACATACTTCTTAGGGGTTTACAGGCGGCATACTCCATTTAGTGTTCAATCTTTCAATACACCTTTTCAGGATCAAAACATCTCCTGGGGTAGCCTAGGTATTTGCAGGATTCCGTACAAGGGTGACATGATCCAATCAATGACTCTCGCTGTAGTCATGCCGGCACTTTTTCCATATACACCTCTTTTTCGATGGTGGGCGCCAGGGCAGATACTAAATCCCCAGCCATATATGTATATAAATGGGCTCGGGCCTTATTATACTCTTCTAGGAGTGTCGACCTTTTTCACCGTTGGAACGGTCGCTGATCCACCATGGATAGGGACGGCACTTTCTCCCTACGTCTCGTATAGCACAAGTCTTGCGAGATTTATAATATCAGGCAGCGTGACGAAAATATCCATAGCCATGAATGATATTGACACAGTGGCGGTTTTCTGGGGGCTCGATCCGCATGCATACTCGAGCACGAGTTTTATAAATGATGTTGAAGTGAAAAACTGGACTTTTAAAAATGGTGGACAGACAAACTTTACAACCATAGAATCCGGCTGGGTTCCTTATTCACCTCAAGAAACCCGACTTACCAACTCTCTTTTTTTCACTGGCGGCGAAACCCTTCAAAACCAAGGATATATAAATTTTAAAAATTTAAATGTTGTGGGCTATTCCATTTACATGGCTCCATCTACAGGGGGGTTTATACAATTCGCATATCCTGGTTCTTATGCCCTTCTTATAGAACCAGTAGGAATTGGCCAGCCTACTGGAGTTGGCATAGGCCATACGTCTTTCGACGCAGTGCCATATACTCCAAATTATGATTACTTTTACTCTTATGCTGTACAGCTCGCAGGTGCCAATCCGCGCGTCTTATAACTGATGTCTCTCAATATTATTATGTAAAATTCGAAGGAGCCGGGACGTCTCTCAGCGCCACTTCTGAAATCAGTCTCATGGATATAAATGAGTTTTGGACTCTTAACGCTTCAGCTACAGACGTGGTTCAGAATAACAGTATAAACTTTAGCACAGCGTGGAAAAGAAATTGTTTTGCCCAAAACAATGTATTGAGTGTGACTCAGAACACATTTTCCTTTTACGCCACGGGACTCTATAATCTTTATGGAGAATTAACCTGCAATGATTATTGGGGAGTGACCTCTGTAGGTCTATGGGAAAATGATCAAGGAGGAAAGTTTGTATCGAAATGGACAGCTCCTCAAACAGGATCACCTTCTCTTACATTTTCTCTACCTGTAGAAGTGCTACATAAATCTGCTAATACTTATACAATAGTCGTTACGACTCGGAGGACGCCTCTATGGGCGCCATCTATACCACCATTTAGCCTCGTGGCAAATACAATGATTGGAATAGAATATTTCGGATCGGCAACTGGCACTAAGAACCAAGAAGCAGTGTATCGTCAGCATGGTATTTTAAACAAATTCGACTCAGCCTCCTTTTCAATGGGGTCAACCTATATAAATCTAATGACATCCACCAGAACTTATGGAAGTTCGGAGTATATATCCATAACACCCGAAGGCAAATATAAATTTTCAAATCCGGCAAACTACAGAATAAGTGCTTACATTGAAACAACTGACGCGTTCGTCTCCAGTATAACCGTAACGACTTCTGATAACACGAATCCAGCCGTACCCGTGGCAAGCATGAGGCTTCCTTTGGGCATATCAAGTGGATACTCTATTGATCTCTTGGTCGATGCCCAGAATAATTTTTCTACAAATGTTTTTCAGGTTGTTATTGGTCTTACTAGCTCTTATGTGAACCAGACATCTACGACTCTTACGGACAACACATATATAACAGTTGTGGGGGTATCTGCAAACAGTCCTCAATTAAATTATTCATACGTAGATTCAGTTGGTACATATCTTATACAAAGTGCAGAGCTCAAGATTGGTGGCCAGTCTATTCAGACTCTCACGGGAGAAGCAATTGAGATATATAATGATTTATTTGTTCAACAAGAAAACCAGCCGGGTCTTGCGCTGCTTACAGGAAAGATGGACAATAGTTGGGTATATACAATTCCGGGATTCACCGGACGAACATATTATATAAATCTTCCGTTCTTTTTCTATGGTAATGCGGAATTATCACTGCCGATCTGCTCACTTGGTTCACAGGACCTTGAAGTCTACGTCACTTTTAATAATTTTCAAGGTCTTACCACACTACCAAACCAAATCCCAACTCCAGAGAATATAGATGTTTCTATGATAGTAGATTATGCCTATATTACCGAACCTGAAATCCGATGGTTTAATAATCATCGTCAAGATTACATAATAACACAACATCAATATTTTACGTTTTCAATGAACGAAAGTTTAACCTTTGACCTCCGGGGTCTTGCGGGGCCCGTACGTGAAATATATTTTGTTATTCAGGACCAGACGAGTGGTCCGTATGTTTATTCAACAGATCCAGGAATAGGTCTTAAGACCCAGGGACAATGGAATATCATTTTTTGAGATTTATAGCCCCCTTGGAAAAATATAATCGTCAGCCAGATAGAGTTTTACATGTTATTCCATTGTGTAAAAACCCCAAAAATCCAAGACCAACTGGTTCAGTGAATATGAGCAGAATATATCAAAAACAATTTGAGTTGACTTTACCAACTCTTCAGGGGACTCTAGGGACGAAAATTCTCCGTATTATAGCACTGTCTCATAATGTTTTACGTGTAGAAAATGGGCTCGCCGGAATTATGTTCCAATAGTAGTAGATATGGCAGGTCGCCAGTTTTTGACACAACTTGGACAAGAAGATATTATATTATCTGGACAACCTGAAATTACATTTTTTAAAGAACAATACAAGGCCCAGGGACTCTTCGCGAGCCGAGTTACAGAAGTCAGCTTCACTTCGGATGTAACGTATGGCGAAGAGGTCTCCGTTGAAATTCCTCTCAATGGCGACCTAGTGACGGCTATGTACCTACGTTTCGACTTTCCGGTGAACTTGGCTCCTATCCAGTTTACTCCGCTAGCCGGTCTTCAAATGATTAATTATGTCGAACTGTATTCTGGAAATCAGCTCGTGGAGAGATTATGGGGAGAGTATATCGGACTCTTGAGCGACTGTGAAGTTCCAGCAAGTAAGCGCAATTCCCTGGCTGGAATAATTGGTAGTGGAAAGCCGGGTACGTTATCACTGCCAAGTTCTAGATATACGGTGGTTCTCCCATTTCAATGTCTCGTCAGTGGCCTCCCTCTGGTAAAAGGACTTCGGTTTAACGTGAATCTCAATTCAAGTAAGATCTTCACTTACCCGCCAGTGGATTCAATACCTAGCATGCAGTTAAAGTTTCTCACGGAGTTTGTAATCTTAAATGAGCTAGAAAGAAATTTTATAAAAAAGAGGGGAAAAACATTATACCTGGGTGAGAGCGTTCAGAGGGCTAGGTTCACCGTACCTGCCGGCCAGTCAAATGTCCGGTGTGTTACTCAGTTTCTTCATCCTGTAAAAGAATTCTTTTTTACAATAAAAAATGAATCATCTGGAGAATTTGACTACTGGTACGACTATTCTAATACTGTAACAACTACAAATTGGTCATCAAGTTACTCAAATATAAATCATCTAAATTCGATGGCCATATACTTTGAAGGTACGCAGAGGGTCGACCCTCTCTGGGCAACAAACATATACCTAGGAACTACCCAGTTTATCGACTATCATACAAAAGTTCCAACCAGACCATTTTACATGTACTCTTTTTCATTAGACCCCGAAAATAGAAAGCCGACGGGTACCGTAAATATGGGAAGAATAAAAAATCAATATTTCGATTTTTTCCTCAAGCCAAGTAAACACGATCGAATCCTCACCATATGGGCCAGATATTACACATTCCTCGAGGTTAATGGGTTTGACACTATTACAAATCTCTATGACAATAACGGCGATGATGGGTATATATTATATCTAACATAAGTGCGCAAAAAAGTCTGTCTGAAAAGGGTAGAAACAATTAATGGACTTGGAGCCTTTTGATCCAGGAATATTTTATACTCCCATAAAACACCCAGTACCATTCCGTAAAACCAATTTTAGTATTTTCCAGTTGAGCGATTCTGACGATGACGAGCTCTTCTCCAGGGGAGCCCCCTTGTACTCTGATTCATCCGACTATGACTCAGAATGAAATCTCGAGTCATAGTAAAATGATAGTACCTGTACTTGCTACTCTCTTGAACATAATGGCTCTGAGCTGGATTCTTGACCTAGAGAGGATAGGATGCTCTTGTGCAAATGACTGGCGACGAAAAACGCTCAAGTATTGGTATTTGATTGCTCTTCTCTGGCCTCTTGTTGTGTTTCTCGCCAAACCTCCCATGGTTATCACCAAGATACTAGGCGTATTTGGACTTGTAGCCTTTGGCGCACTTGTCAGTTCCCTTTGGGAGATCCAGAGGCAACAGTGTCGATGTGCACAGGATTGGCGCGAAAAGGTCCTTGTCGTCAGCACGTCTTTGTCAGTCGCGGGCCTGGTACTAATGGCTTTTAAATAATTTTGCTCAGCATATATTAATGGCCAGCACATTGATCTCAGCGGCGGTCGAGGTCGAGTCATTTGCTCTCAACGCAATTGTCGGTTCTCTCGCTCTAACAGCTTCTCTCAGCTGGCTGGACTTTGTTCGAGCCATTGTCGGCATGCTGATCCGCGTACCAAAGGACACTGCCCAGTTCTTTCTCATCACCGCACTACTCACGACTCTTCTATCTGTATTTGTTTATATGATCGTCAAGGCTACGGCCCGCAACGTAGTCATCAACAAGCCTGGTCAGGTGTACGCCGTTACTCGTTAGAAGTCTTTTTCACAAATAAAATCATCAAAAGACCGGCGAGTAAAAGAGCCGTGGCCAGCATAATGTTTGGGCCGCCATCAAAAGGGACAGGAGGGGGTAACTCGTCAAGCAAAAACTCACTCTTCTTGCTCGGATCTTTTACATAGAACCGAAGAAGAAATGCATTAGTATCGAGGCCATTAAATATAAGAGTGTTTCCAGTTACATCGAGCCACTTGACAGTAAGCCTATCAATAGACCCTATAGGCTCTGGATACTTTACAGATACTTTGTAATCTTTATTTTCATGGAGATTTTTCATGCATCCAGAGTTTACATCAAGGGCAATAGGAGCAAAGGATCTAGACGTGTTTGATCCGGACACGGTCGACAGACCCTGTTTAGTGGTTGTAAACGCGCCGGTGTATACATGTGTAGGCGTTTTGAGTTCATCAATATCTAGAAATACATACTCTCCTAAATTCATGTTAACTATAACATTGGATGACGGCGACCCGGACAGATCCATTGGAGCATCAAGAGTAACACCGAGTATTTGGGATAGTTGAGCCGAAAGAACTTTAAAAGTTCCAGATCCTGTAAACATAAACTTTCCCTGGTAAGTGAGATATGTGCATCCAAGAGATCCGGTTTTTGTCATTTGAGTAGCCAGGTCATAAGCTCCGTAAAACCCCACTGGTATGCTATATAATTGACTATTAACAGAAAAGACACTTGTTCCGTTTGTCAAATTGTACATTGTGTTCGGGACCCTGGCGCTAACTAGATCAACCTGCTCGACATTCTTCAGGGGACTGGATAGGTATAATGTATATGAGTTGCCGTAAGGGAATAACTTGGTGTCTCGTGAATCAGCGCTTGCGAATATGAGATGTGTCGTGCTCATTCTATTATGAGGCTGAGAGTTTTCGTTTAAGGGTTGCTATGCGAGACTCAATAGTCCTGATGACCAGAACC